GCTACCGAGCTTAGCAGAGGTAGCAGTACCCGAAAGAGTACCGTATGCAACGTTGGTAGAAAGCGATTCAAATACGAGCTTGGGAGCTACGAGAATCTTAGGAAGGAGCACACATTTACCGCCTTCAAACTTAACCTGAAGGGCGATGTAACGAGATTCATAGGAAGAGGGAGCGCAGATAGCCTTTGAAGCAGAATCTTCAGTCCAACCCATAATCTTAGTCAGGAACTCGGTGTCGATAGAAGCGTTGTTGAGTTCTACCTGATAAGAACCTGCGGTAGCGACGGTATAAATGGGGTCGTCGGAGGTTTCGCAATCAATATCAGTAGTATCGGGGTCGTCCTGAGTAATAGACAGAGAGTCGGCAATTACGCTTGCAAGCTCAAAGCCATTGGTGGGAGCGGTATCACCATCCCATACACCAACCAGAATCTGCGTTGCTTTAGTGTAGATAGTTTTTGTTGCCATTTTGTTTGAATAATATATTATTTAACAATCAAGTTGATAGCCGAAACTATAAAGTACATTCCATAAGTTGAATCGTAGTCGGCCTGACGGTAGACTTCGGTAATAGCGTAATCTTTACTGTCGCTGTTTTCAAGAAATTCCGCATAGGCTTTCTCTAAGTTGTAGAAAGCGTTTGTGTCTTTCCTGCCCGAAGCTGTCTGTTTGCCATAGAGGTAGATATTAATCATACCTTGATTGTAGCCGCCGTAATCATTAACCGCCGTAGCACAATCAACAACTACAAATCCGTACTGCGTCTTAGGAATGTTTGTGGGTATGGTACTCGGAAGCGAACCTGCATAAACATACTTGCTTACCGTAGATAGCTTATCAACTAAGTACGATTCAATCTGCGATATGAAAGCTGCTTCGTTAGCCATACTTAAATTATTTCAACTGATACAGAAGCGTCAGGGAAGTTATTCTCTCCTTCGTGTTTCAGTTCGTTAAAAAGATAGGTGAGTACCTTGTATTTGCGTTTTGAATTATATCCTCCTTCGAGAATTTCGCTATAGTAAGTTGCGTTAGCAATCACTAATTGAAAGCCTTTAGGACGAGGTTTATAACGGTCGAACCAAAGAGGAATCCAATCTAAGGCTGTGCCATCGGGAATACCTTTTGCATCCCAACCTCTGTGGAATAGTAATTCTTCGTTGATGCCTTCGCCAAAGCCCCATGCGCGTTCACGGTCAGTATTGTAAGCAACAGTGCCGTTGTAATAAACCACGTAGAGGAAACCTGCATCAAGGTTGCTCGTATGAGCTATCCATTCAGTAGCACCATGCTTGTAGGCCTTCCTAATCATCTCTTTGCCGATAGATTCTAATCGGCTGACGATTCTTGCGCGGATATTTCTGCGGATATTACTTTCAGCCATCTTCTTCCTCGCTTTCTTGATAATCCGTTTCAGAAATAATCTTGATGTCGCATGAGCAACCGCCTAATTGAGATGGGCGAATTATTTCTACCTGCCCCGAAACTTCATAACCATAAAACTCACCCTTGAATATCATACCTCTACGGATTTTAATTGGCATAAAAGCATCAATCGTACCCGTAGCGTCAGGATTCTTCTCTAAGGGAAAATATACGGTGTAGTTTGCGCCAAGAAGATTGCCATTGTGGAGTTTAGCGGTGCGCTGAATATCGCAGACGGTTTCAAATACGAGCACTTCTTCCTCAACTTGGTCGATGAGCGGAAGCGACGTATCTATCGTTACGGTGTAGAACGCTCCTTTATAGGGGTATTCTACAAGCTGTATGTCCTCTTCTGCGAACGGCATATTAGTAGTCTAACCATTGACAGCCACCGCTGAGATTAGAGATGGCTTGATAAACTTCTTGTTCAGGGTTCTCGTAAAGGCTCGTCATTAGCTTATAGATGTCTGCCTTATCGGTAATTTGCTTAGCACCAATCGTCACGGAGTAATCGCCATGAGATTTGGTTGTGCTACCCGAATTGGTATATGACGTAAAGATAATAAAGAGCATATCGGCAAGCATAAGGTTTCTCGCTCTAAGAGTTAGCTCGGAAAGGTCGCTTATACCGTACACACCTCTATCAATAGCTATCTGTTTAAGTTGTTCCTTAGTGAACTGATAGCCTGTCATGTTAGACATATATGTAATAATGTCGAAGTCCATATCGCAAAGGTAAAGTAATTAGCAAATAGAAGGTTATATATCTTTGCTTATTTTTACCACTATGGTAACTTTTGTTCAGCCTCGTCGGTTTGGTCGATTACGTCGTCAACCTTGGTTTTCTTAAATAGTTTGAATAGGTTAATTTTGATACCCATTCCTTCTATCTGCATATACTTATTGAAAACACGAGTAAACTCAATTGCCGACCATACGATTAAGCCCGTGGTAGAAATTACTTCCACTCCTATATCCAAGATGGTTGATACCCTAAGACAACCGGCTAAGAGGATTAGCAGGATACTATTGCCTATCTTATTGAGGTAGGTTTTGCCTTTTGGCATATCTTCGGCTTTGCGGTCTTTATTCATAGCCCACAGTTCATAGGTAAAGCGCCAATCAGCAAATACCATAATAAAACTAAAGGCTACCCACGGCAGCAGAGGTTTAACAAACTCCATCAGCCCTTGATGTAGCGTATCGAAATACCATTGAAGTAGAGTGGATTGTTCCATAATTAGTCTTTTTTCTTCTTAGGTGGATTTTGGTAGATGTGCTCGTATCTAATCCACATGAGCGTAGACACAAAGATTGCACACTCCGCAAAAGCAATTAACACTGTCTTGTCGATTACACCCGTAGGTGGTACGTAGAAGCTAACACACAGCAGGACTAATCCTACCAAAGAAATTAAAGATGTAAGCACGAAATATAAGCTCTTATGGCTGCTATTATTGTTAGTGCTTTGTTTTTTGTTGTTGTTGAGTTCGTTGTTCATTACACTTAATTTTAAGTATGCACAAATATAACACACAGAAAATCAATGAGTAAAATCCTGCACTTGAAAATCACGCCATAAGGGTAAAATTAAAGGGGAGATTTATTGTTTCTCCCCTTTAATTCATATTAGGATGTGCTAAGATTAAGCGTCAGCGGTAGTAGTGTCAATGAGTACCTGATAGAGGTAGTTTTCAAGCATTGGTGCACAGGAACTTACGACGCTTGTCGACCACCTGTTGTAATTACCATCTATGCTCTTAGTGTTGATTACAGTCGCGATACCATCAAGAGTTGAACCAAATACGCGAGTAACGAGGTTATTGCCATACTTCTCGTAGAGATACTTGTCGAGGATGTCGGTACGGTAAGTGTGCCCTGCGATACCAAGTGGACGAAGAACAGCAACGCCATCCTTCCAACCATGAATAAGCTTATCACCATCCTTCTGATGCTCTGATACCACGCGGATATAGGGCAGGTCAGGGAATACACCGTTAACATACTTGTTGAAGGATTCTTCGGAGATAAGTGAAGCGGGAACGGCTTCTACCTGAGAAATCAACTGACCATTAGAGGTGAGCCAATTAATCTTGATGGTTTCAATTACCTGCTTATTCTTAAGGAATACGTTGCGGAATTGGTCGTAGGTAACGTCAAGCTCAAGAGCCATAGTTTCACGACCCCAAACGTCTTCGCGATAGTGCTTAGCGAGGTCTACGATTTGGTCGAGAAGTTGACAGTCGGGGTCTGACCAAACTTTTTCACCTGCCTTAGCCTTATTCTCTTCAGGGATAGGAGCAGAATAGATAGGAGCTCTGATACCTTGGCCGAAGTTGTAAACTACGCGACCTGTAGATAGTGCTTGCATAGCCATGTTGGTAACGGCCATGTTGATAGAATCAAGACGAGGCTGAAGAACGTCAGTTGCGTAACCCATAAGAATGGGAGCTTCGCTACCAAACTCATTAAAGATACGCTCCTTATATTCGCGTTCCATTGCAGTTTCCTGCCAATCAGGGGCAATCATGTCGGCAAACGAAGCGTTGTACCAACTTGAAGCACCTTCTTCAAGCAGACGACCAACACCACGAGGTGCTCGCATATCTGCGATGGTAGCGTGTTCGGGTTCTTTAGCGATAATCTTGACAGCGGCAGTACCGTCATTCTGAGTAGCGATAGTGTTAACGTCTACGGGGAAGAAAGTCTTCCAAAGGTCGTAGTTAGCGCGAATCAAGTTAGGGTCATTCAGAATGTACTGAATGATGGTTCTACCTTCGATAGAGTTCTCGAAGGCCTGAACGTATTTGGATTGACTAAAATCAAATTTCATATTTCAGTAGTTTTAATTAATTAGCCCTTAACTTGAAGAATTGCGGGTTTAACTTTGGCGTGTACACCAAACCAACCTTCTACGTTAGCAATATTCAAATCCAAAACACACTGCGGCATGGGAGACATCTTGTGAACGTACATTGTACCACCCATGGCAGGTGTCATAAAGTAGCGAGCGTTTTCGAAGTCGTCCATCGAGTCACCATCGGCAGCAGGATTGAACAAGAAATCATAGTCGCAGTCAGCAACGGCATTGACGTTCTTAACGAGCATATTGCCATCTGAATCAGCTTCAACAAGCACGTTATCTGCAACGGGTGCGGTTGTCGGAGTTTTAGAAAGGGTCAGCGCCCAAACATCTTTACTATTAGCAGTAGTTTTGGCAACGGCGGTTACGGTAAGGGCTTCACCTTCGCCACCAATCTTTTCAGGAGCAATGGTAAGCACGTCACCAACGAAGGGAACGTGGCGATAGCCATTGCGTTCAACATTCACAGTCTTACCCGAAGCAGAAACAACCTTAAATGTTTTCAGGATGTAAAGCACGGGATTCTCGGTGTTTTCATCATATTTCATGTAGAGCAAGTCGCCTGCAAAAAGCTTGGCAGCACCCTTGAAGGGGTTAGCAACACGCCCACCAAAGGGGAAGTATTCGAGGTTATCACGAATACCATCTTCGCGTACAAAGACGTGTTTAGCACCGCCAATCTTGCCGGACTGTTGCAGAAGGGTTCTACCCATGAATACACCAGCAGCTTCTTTTACAACTTGTGCCATTTATTTACAAATTAAAAGTGGTTAATTTTATTTTGCTCGTTGCGCTGTTTAGCCATTTCAGAGGCTTGTTTAAGTGCGTCGAGTGTTTCACTCTGCGATTGTGGATTCAATGGGGTTGCGCCACCGCCTTGTGATGCTTTACCCTTGTTATAGAGTTTAAGGTAAGAATCGGCTTTAGCGTCAACATCCACATCTTCGCTAATTGAAACTTCGCCAAGAAAAGAGGTAATCCATTCCTCGTCTTTTACGCCCTTATCTTTAAGTTTTGCTATCAACTCGTTCTTTTTCTCGGTAAGAGACTTTGCCTTATCGGCTGCGGCTTGCTTCTCTTCAAGCTCCTTAACCTTAGCTATCAAAGCAGCAAGTTCAGAATTTTGCGGAGTAGGAGTAGCCGGTGTAGTGCCTTCGGGTTCAGTCTTGTGAGTCGTAGAAGGGTCGGGATGGTCTTCATTCCATTTTTTAACAAACTCTGATTGGTCGTTTTGAGCACCACCATTGGCTGTCTTAAAGAACGGCTCAACTTGGCTTACGAAATCGTCCAATTCAGTTTCGTCTGTCACCAACATTTTCATTAGTGTTTCTAATTGTTCGCTGATGGTTCTATCTGACAAGAAACAGGTTTTTCCTCCTTTTGTCAGAGTGCTACGAATTTTTTTCGCTGCGTCTGTTTGGGTAAATTTCATTTGAGTGAATTTATTTTTAATCGCTACAAATATAAATTAATGGTTTTTGATAATTGCAATAGAAAATCGCTAAAAGTTGCCACTATGGTAAAATTTGATAATAGGGGATTATATTATAAAATCGGTAATAGTTATATTTGCGATAGAAAAATGGGATAGAGCAGAAGTAGCTAACTGCTCGACAAGAAAGTTCTTTTTCGGCATATCTCTTTCTTCCCTTTTTCTTTTTTAGATATGCCGTGATTAACTAATGAAGCATTATGCCGAAGAAAAAGACCACAGAAGAATTTATAGCTGAAGCTCAAGAAGTTCATGGTGATTTTTACGATTACTCAAAAGTTGAGTATGTAAACAATAATACTAAAATCACCATCGGTTGTCCCGTTCACGGAGATTACCGAACTCTTCCACGTATCCATCTAAAAAAATGCGGTTGCCCTAAATGTGCAGGAGTGAGAAGCGATACAGAAAACTTTATTAAAAAAGCTAATCAAGCTCACAATAATAAATACGATTACTCCAAGGCGGTATACATTAAGTCAAATCAGCCCGTTATAGTTGTTTGCCCTATTCATGGCGAGTTTCAGGTAACGCCCTCAAATCATCAAAATGGCGTTGGTTGCCCCCAATGTTCAAAAGAGAATCGCTCTCTTATGATGCGTCACGACGTATTAGGCTTTGGAATAAACGACTATGATGGCGTTGTATCTGATAATTCTCGCGTGTTTGCCATATATGATAATTGGGTACAAATGATTCGTCGTTGCTATTCAGAAGAATCACTTACGGAAAAACCCTCTTATAGAGGTTGCTCTGTTTGTGATGAGTGGCGTTCGTTTACGGCGTATCTTAATTGGGCTAACGACCCTAAGAATGGTTATCGCGAAGGCTATGCTATGGATAAAGATATTATCAAGCATGGTAATCGTGTTTACTCTCCCGATGCTTGCGTATTCGCTCCTGATAAAATCAATACGATATTCACAAAATCCAACGCAAGTCGTGGCGATACTCCCATAGGCGTTTCACGTGCAAAGAATAAATTTAAGGCTTCGGTAACAAAGAATGGAGTAAACGTTTATTTAGGGCATTTTAATACTGCTCACGAAGCGTTCTTAGCTTATAAACAAGCTAAAGAGGCATATATAAAAGAGGTAGCCAACGAGTATTGGAGTCGCGGAGAAATCTGCGAGAAACTTTACAACGCTCTCCTTAATTACGAAGTTTTGGAAACAGATTAATGGCAGACAGTAAAGACATAAAGATAATTCAGGCACAGCCGGGCGGTCAAGAGGCTTTCGTTAGATGTAACACTGATATTGCTATCTTTGGCGGTACGCTCGGTGGCGGTAAGTCTTTTGGTGCTATTTTGGCAAACGCCGAACCTTCACTCGATTCTAAATATCGTGCAATCTTCTTTCGTAAGACGCTTAAGGAATTAAAGGGCGCAGGCTCAATTACTGACGATTTTAAAGAAGCATACGGTGAATCAATTACAATTAAGATGTCAGAGAATCCCCGTATCACTTTCAAAAATACGGGAGCTTTTATTGATTGCCACCAACTTCAGGATGAAACGCCGGCTAAAATCATTGAAACATATA